AGCGCGCTATCATTCCCGATTTATATGCAAGAGTTTCTAGGTATTGACGACCTAACGCTAAGCGCGGTCGGTGGTACAGGGCTTATACGAGGTGATGGCGGAAAGGCTAATTATCAGTTTAGATTTCAGCGCGATATTGTGGACCTAATGCCAAGCGATGAGTTTTCTCTAGTGTGGATCTCATTATCGATTAACGATCAGATTTACACGGTTGAGCAAGTAGAGACTGCGCTTACTTCGCTATTCGATATGCTTGATAATTCAGGCAAGCTATTTAGCGTTTTTGTCTCAAGCCCAACCATTGCGGATGGCGCAGGTCTTATGCCTGAGATACTAATTGACCACAACGAGGCATTGAAGACTTTAACTCAAAGTAGAGGGCATACCTTTATTGATGAGATAACTATGCCGACAGGTGCTATAACCCCACATGCGACTACAATAACAGCTAATGTTGCGCAAGATGCAACCACATTATCAACATTTGACAACCTTATAGCAGGTGCAAATTACAGATTTGATGACGGGACACTATTTTTCGTAAGAAGTTCTGACACCGCTACAAGGATAGCAACGGTTGACAATATCAGGACAGCGCAAACAAATGGTGCAAATATAACGTTAGTCGGGAGCACCTATCTGACAGGTAATGGGGATGCTGGAAGTCCGACAGGCTGGGGGAATAGTGACGTTGCTGTATCAAGCGATTCACTACATCCGACAAACTTCGGACACAAGCTCAAAGGGTTAAATTGTTCCAGGCTCTTGCTTGAGTCAGTAGAGGGTATATAGGTTTTTTAAAAACCTTACCCATTATAAATGGCAATTATCATAGGTGAATAGAAATGTCTCAAGATAGTTTTACATATAATTTTGCAGCTGATGGGGATGTTTCTTTTTCAGTTGAAGGCTCATTCCGTGTAAATGTAAGTGGCAACTTTGGTGGCGGCACTATCAAGCTACAAGAGCGAATGTCCGCAGGTGTTTTTGAGGATGTAGCAGATACAGGAAAGACAGCTGCTGCTGACTACATTGTCGATAACTTTGGTTCCAATAGTTATATTGCAAACCTTAACGGTGCGACAAGCCCTGATATGAATATTACTGTTAAGGCAGTAAAGGGTAAGCTCGTACGTCAACCAAGTTAATAGGTCTATAATGGATGATTCATTAGAAGAGAAAGCAACCGAAGGTGTAATTGAGTTTATAGAAGCTCATAAGCAAGAGATTGCTAATAGCGTGGGCGACTATGATTTACTGCGACCTATGCTAAAGCTTATTAATCAGATGAAGAAGGAGGAGAAGTGATGGCAGAAGGGAGGCCAACAAATTATACGCAAAAGCTAGCTGCTCAGATATGCGCAAGACTATCTACTGGCGATTCTATGCGCACTGTATGTAAAGATGATGAAATGCCTGCTCCCTCTACTGTTTTTTTATGGTTAAGCAAATACCCTGAATTTTCGGAGCAATACGCGATTGCAAAAGAGGAGGCGGCAGAAGCGCTGGCCGAAGAAATGTTTGATATTGCAGACAACGGCAGCAACGACTGGATGGAGCAGCATAGCGAGGATGCAGGAAATGCAGCTTACAAGCTTAATGGAGAGTCAATACAGAGGGCTAGACTTAGGGTTGATGTTAGGAAGTGGTATTTATCAAAGATTAAGCCGAAGAAGTACGGGGATAAAGTTCAGCAAGACATTACATCCGGCGGCAAGCCAATTAATACATGGACAGTAACTCCGGTTACTACTAAAAAAGATGGCTGATGTTAATGCTAGAATTCCTGAAGGTATTGCTTGGCTATTGTCTAAACCTAAGCGCATAAAGATCGCTGTTGGTGGTCGAGGATCGGGCAAGTCGCTAGGTGTTGGTGACATCATGCTTATGTTCTGCGATCACGGGGAAAGAATTTGCAGCACAAGGGAGTTCCAGAACTCCATCGATGATTCTGTTCACGAGTCATTAAAGCAAGAAGTAGACAGGCTAGGGGTGGAGGGCATCCAATACACAAACAACAACATCACCTCAAGCGCGGGCGGAGAGATCTTTTATAAAGGCCTCGCAAGGAACATTACTTCTTTAAAGTCGATAGCTGGGATTAACAGACTATGGATAGAAGAGGGCGAGTCCGTATCTGAAAGATCCCTTAAAGTATTAACTCCCTCTGTTCGCTCAACCGCAGCCTCAAACCTGGATGAGGAACAGCACCCACCCGAAATATGGATAACGATGAACCGCAATAGCCGCGAAGATGCTGTTGCCAAAAAATATCTATCAAGGGCTGAGGGCGAATTGGCTCGTTGCGGCAGATACGAAGACGACTTGATCATGGTTGTTGAGGTTAATTACCAAGATAATCCTTGGTTCCCTGAAGAGTTGGAGCAGGAGAGAATAGACGACAAAGAAAACCTAGACCCTGATGAATACGACCATATTTGGAATGGCGAGTATAACGAAACAGTCGAACGCGCAATTATAAAAAAAGCATGGTTTGATGCTGCTATCGATGCTCATATTAAATTAGGCATTGATGTGAAGGGGGCGCGGGTATCAACTTTTGATCCGGCAGATGAGGGCGCAGATAGCAAAGGGTACGCAAGTCGTATTGGCATCTTATATGATGATATTGACGAGATAGACGCTAAGGACGGTAATGAGGCTTGCGATATAGCAACTGAAAGAGCTATAGCCTCTAGCTCTGATCTTTTTGTTTGGGATGGTGACGGAATGGGCGCGCTACTTCGCAGGCAGATAAGCGACTCATTCAAAGGAAAGAAGATAGAATGCAGGATGTATCGAGGATCTAATGAGGTTGAGAACAAAAAAGAAAAATACGACGGGTATATCTCTATAGGATCAAAAGATAAGCAGAAGACAAACGCGGATGCTTTCTATAACAAGCGGGCGCAGTATTACGTAAAGCTTGCGCAAAGGTTTTACAATACATACATAGCGGTACAGAAGGGGAAATATATAGATCCTGATTCGGTTATAAGTATCAGCTCAAAGATAAGGCTGATTGACAAGGTGAGGTCTGAAGTTTGCAGGATACCAAGAAAGCCAAACGGCGCGGGTAAGATACAGCTAATGAGCAAAGAAGAAATGAAAAACCGATATGGTATACTTTCACCAGGAATGTCGGACTGCTTGGCTATGGGCGAGGAATTGCCAGAACCCGATATCGATGACGAGCCTTTAGAATTTGATTCACTTTGGTAGATACTATGGATTACACAGAATATAAAACAGCAACAAAGACATTGCAGCAGGCTCAGAACGCGGATCATGACAATAGAGAAATGGTTCGAGAGGCTGATCATTTTTTAAATAAGCGTGATGGACAATGGGAGCCGGACATTGTAACTAAGCTAAATGGCCGCCCGCGCTATACGTTTGATATGTGTAATCCTATCGTAGATCAGATTGCGGGAGAGATGGAATCAGCTGATTTCGATATTCGCGTAAGACCGGCTGGTGGTGATGCGACAAAGGATCTAGCAAAAACGTATGACGGGTTGATAAGAAATATCGAGAACCTTTCTAATGCTGTACAGGTCTATAATCAAGCCGGTCGGGCAATGGTTGGCACAGGTATTGGAGGGTGGCGAATAGTTCCAGATTGGGCGCAATCCGACTCCTTTGATCAAGATTTATTTATTAGGCCAATTAGCAACTTTGAAGATCGCGTATGGTTCGATCCAGGCTCTGAGCTGCAAGACCGTAGTGATGCTGAGTGGTGTCACGTTCTTCATGTGCTAACTACAGCTGAATATGAGGAGAGATTCCCAGAAGGCTCTGGCTTATCCGTAGGAAGCGATAAGCGAGCAGATGTATATTCTTACAAAGCTGAGCAGGTAATTATTGGCGAGTTTCTATACAAGAAGAAAGAAACTAAAAATATCCTTTTAATGTCCAATGGTGCAACTTACGTAGAAGATGATGACTTCAAAAAGGTAAGGGATGAATTGGAAGAGCAAGGCATCAAGGTTCAGAGAGAGAGAAAGCGAGAAAGTCATACCGTATATACGCGCCTTTATGATGGCGGCGACTGGCTAACCAAAGAGACAGAGACTGTCTTTGAGTGGCTGCCGGTAATCCCTACTTATGGTAATTATCGCATTTCAGAGAATAAGGTTATCTACCGAGGTGTAGTTGAGAAGCTTATTGATCCGCAGAGAGTGTATAACTACGCCCAATCTCGACAGATAGAAGAGGGTGCGCTGGCTCCGAGGGCTAAGTACTGGATGGTTAGGGAGCAGGCCAAGGGTAGTGAGCGCCAGCTTCAAACCCTTAATACAAATGCAGACCCTGTTCAGTTTTATACGCATATCGATAACGTTCCGCCTCCGTACCAACAAGGCGGAGCGCAAATTAATCCAGGTCTAGCTAAGACGGCGGAGGACGCAAGCAGAGCGCTAAATGTAGCGGCTGGGCTGTTTAACTCAAACTTAGGTGATAATCCTGGCTTTCAGTCTGGGGTAGCTATTGAGCTACAGCAGAACAAAGGCGATAACGGGACAATCAAGTACTTTAAATCCCAAGAGATTGCCATTTGTCATACCGCTAGAATATTAATTAATGCCATCCCTAAAGTGTATGATGCTCGCCGACAAGTACGAGTGTTAAATGAGGACGGGTCGTTTGATATGGTAATGCTGAATGACCAAGAATTCGATCAAGATACAGGGGAAATGGTAACGCTGAATGATTTATCAAAAGGGCAGTATGATGTTACGTGCGATGTTGGCGATGCCTTTAAAAATAGACAGCAAGAAACGGTTAGAGCGTTTACCGAGTTAGCCGCAATAGATCCAACCATACTATCTACTGGCGCGGACATTCTACTAAACAATATTCAAACACCGGGCATTGATTTGCTTGCAGATAGAACAAGAGCGCAATTGCTTAAGTCGGGCATGATACCAGACGATCAAATGACGGACGAAGAAAAAGAGCAGATGCAGGCTTTCATAGAGCAGCAGCAACAGATAGCGGAATCACAAGGGCCGGATGCAGCACAGCAAATAGCGCAGGCTGAGATAGAAAAAGCTAACGCTCAAACAGCTGATACGCTAAGTAAAATAGAAGAGCGCCAGAATAAAATGGCACTAGAGGCTGAGAAACTAGGAATGCAGCAAACGCAAATGGTGCTAGATGCGCAACAGCAGACATTCGAACAGCAGCAGCAAATTAACCAGGCGATTGTTAGCGAGCTGAAGACGCAAGCAGAGACGCTTAAAACTATTCGTGAAGCGATGGGCGCGGATGCCATAGTTGGCCCAGCTAATACTGAAGCATATAAGCAGCAATCCGAGATTGTTGTCGATAGTCAGGATCAAATAACTTAATTTATTTGATAAATTTTTTCTATGTTATAATATGACACAAGGTACGCGACCTTTTTCGCGGCTTTAATACCGTAAAGGGCAGATGCATGAGTAATGAGCTACAGACTGATGAAGTTAGTTTTGTTATTGAAACGGAAGAAGTAGCAGATAAAACAGAATCAGGAACCGGGGAAACCGGATCGGAATTAGCCACCGATAGTGCTGAGGAGCACGACAAAACAAACCAAGATGGAGTTCAGGCGGCAATCAATAAGCAGCACGCCAAGTATCGCGAGGAGGAGCGGAAGCGTAAAGAAGCTGAAGCCCGAATTGAGGAATACGAGGCAAAGCTTAAGAAGTATGAAACGCCTAAAATGCCTGATGTGCCGCCTATACCAGACCCTTATGATGATGATTATGAGGCGAAGATGAAGGTGCGCGATGAAGCACTATTAGAAAAGGCTAAGTATGACGCAGACGTGCAATACAAGGCCTTGCAAGAACAGCGGCAGCTAGAGGAGGCTGAACAGGCAAAGCGGGCAGAAGTGCAGCGCAGTATAGAGGGTTATGAAGCAAAGGCTACCGAGCTAGGTTTAAATAAGGATGATGTAAATAAAGCAGGTCAAAAGCTCGTTGATTACGGGATTAGGGCTGAAGTTGCTGAATTCATCCTTGCAGACCAAGATGGCCCGCTAATTACCCGATATCTAGCTGAGAACCCGGTTGAATTTGATGAGATAAATCGTATGTCAGCAATGATGGCGGCAGTAACGATTAATTCCACTATTCGCGCCAAAGCTTCAGGTTTGAAGCCGCAACCAAGTAGAGCGCCAGAACCACCAGAATATATTGGCGGTCTTGGCCCAGGTGAACAAAAAGATCCTCTTTTAGAGGGTGTTAAATTTGAATAACGAGGTGGCTACTCATGGCTAATAATTTTGAATCAAACTTTACGCGTAAGCTGATGGAGAAGGTAATTCCTCGCTTTGAAGCTAACCGTGTACTTTCTAAAAACGTAAACACGCAGCTTTTTGAGGGTAAGTTTAACCCATCAACAGGCACGCAAATTGATGTTCAGCGTCCAACTGATTATAAATCTACCCGTACTTCTAATGGTGACATTTCAGGCACTAAGGAAGATATTGTAACAGGTAAGGCTACTGCAACAGTTCAAGACTATATTACTGTAGCGGTTGATTATGACGAAGCTGACGAAGCTTTGAAAATGGGAACGAATCAGTCTCGTTTCTGGGATGATATCGCTAACCGTATCGTTATCGATCTAGAGACAGACTTTGCTGAGTTCATGAAGAACAACGCAGGCCTCCTATCTGGTACTGTTGGTACGGGCGTATCGTCTTATGCTGACGTTGCTAATGCTTCGGCTGTTATGCAGGCTACAGGCGTTCCAATGGACAAGCGATGGTGTTATGCGCTTAACCCGTTCTCACAGGTTGCTTTGGCGACTGAGCAGCGCGGCTTGGGTGTTAACCCGCAAGTTGCAACTGCAAATGAGCGCGCCACTGTTGCTGAGAACTTCGCAGGATTCGATGTGAAGACAGCTACAACCTTGGCGACACATACATCTGGTGCTGGTGCTGACCGTGTTGGTGCTTTGGCTGCAAACCCTGATGTAACATATGTTTCTGCTAAAGATTCTATGCAGCAGTCTCTTTCTGTATCTGGGTTTGAGGCCAATCTTGTCATCAAGGCTGGTGAGAAGATCAAGATCACAGGCCGTAAGAGTCTTAACCAGTCTACGCGCGATCTTTACATTGACGCTTCCGGCGCAACAGCAGACTTTACTGCTACAGTAGCGGCGGATGTGACTCTTGATGGTTCGGGCGCTGGTACGATTGTAATCACTGGCCCTGCGATCTTTGAGGCAGGCGGTGCATATAATACTGTAGACTCTGCCCCAGTTTCGACCGATGTAGTTACTCTACTAGGCAGTGCAAGCACAGTATTCCAGCCTAATATGTTCTGGCATCCTGATGCTTTCACAATTGCGTCTGTAGGCATTAAGAAGCTTCATTCAACTGACACTATCGCCACTACAGCGGATGGCTTGCAGTTGCGTGTATCTAAGTACTCGGATGGTGATGCAAACAAGCAGACAGTGCGTTTCGACTTACGTCCTGCTTACGGTGTGATGAATCCATTCTTTGCTGGCCATGGTTACGGCTAAAATTAGAAGGAATGATAGAAAGGGGCTTAAGGCCCCTTTTTTCTTATGGCAATTTTAGTCAGGCAACATAAAAGGCTTGGAGCTCTCACAGATGCATGGCGCTGCCTGCACCAGTCCTCATACGCATCACTCGGCGTATCACCCTCACCAATCCGATCATTCGTAAAGCAAAGATAGGCTTCAAAGGCGTTTATCTTTCTTATTCTTGGCTTCATTTTCCCTCCCTTTATTGTGCTTTTTTTGTTAGCTTGTAAGTTATTTCAGGTTTTGCGAGTCGCGTGTAGTACTCCCCGTTTGGCCCTCTTTTGTAAGTCCCTCCATCACTTACAATATAAACGCTGCAATCAGAGGTGTATCCATCAACGCTGTGCCTATGTATGTCCATTATTTCATGGCCTTTGTTTTGGGATATCATTTGCTCTTTATAATCAGTCGTAACTTCTACAGTAAACCCTAGCGCCCTACATAGCTCTGTAAGTAATTTCATTTCATTGGTCATTTTGCTAATCCTTTACCTGTTTTCCTGAATATAACGCGCTTTAATGATATACGATATTACCAATTGGTCTAAGGTGTGGTTAAATGCTAAAATGCATCAAGTAATCAAGAGGTGAAATATGGTTGATATTGAGTGGACGCGACCAGGCGGGCGAAAGATTAAAACAAATGATCGCAAGGAAACAATTGCATACTGTGAATCATTGGGTTGGAAGCGTAAAGCTAAGCCAGGCCCAAAGCCAAAGGTGAAGGGTGATGGCAGAGACGGCGAATGATGTAATTACAGATGCTATGCAGGAGATAGTCTTGCAGGCATCTGAGGCCCAGATCGAAGCAGGTGAGGCTCAAGCGGGTATTCGATATCTAAATCGGATGATGGCTAAATTCGATGTTGAAGGCATTGATTTAGGTTATACAGCTGTTTCTAGCTTGGCTGATATTATCACCATTCCAGATGGCGCTATTGATGGATTGATAGCAAATTTAGCCATAGCTTTATCCCCTCAGTATGACGTACAGCCAACACCGGAGCTAAGAGAAAGGGCGAGAGAAGGGAAAGAGGCTATGCGCTTAATCACTTTTACTATTGGCCCATCTTCCTACTGGTCAACATTGCCTATTGGATCTGGCAATGAGGGTGATTTCAACCAATCAATTAGCCATTTCTACCCTGATAATCAGGAAGATATTCTAGCAGAAACTACCGGCGCTATTGGGCTGGAATCAGATACAGTTGAGGAGCAGCCATGAGTAATGGATCGGTGGGCCGCAAGAAGTCGCAATTCCTAGAAAAAACCTCGGTTGATTCTGGGGCTTATTTTGATTTTGTATTTAACGGTCAAAACTTTAAAATTCAAGATACTAATTTTTACGCAGCACTGGGAGTTACAGGGTCTCTTGAGCAGGCTGGTAATGTTTTAGGCACGCCTATTCTAAATACTGCAGGTACTGTAAACCAAATTAGAAACTTGGAAGCAGGGAGCGGTATTAAAACCGCAGTATCTCATGAGAATGGCGCAACAATTGCGCACAACTTTACGGCGGATTCTGGAGGCGTTCCTGTTTTAATCAACGAAACAGAAGCGTCCCCAACAATAAGGAGCATTCAGGCAGGCAACGGTATTTCAGTAGTGGGCCAAGAAGGAGAGATAACGATAACCGCAACAGAAGCGCCAGTTTCGAATAAAACCGTTATTGTAAATCAATTGTCAGACCTACCAGCCCCTGTTGGCGGAGTTATAACGCTTGCTGCTGATACAGAGTATCTTTTAACTAATGATATAGATATCGAGGCAAACAGATTGGTTATGTCTGCCAATACTGCGCTTAAAGGTACTGAATCGATACTTATCACTCTGACATCAAGTGTTGTAGGTGATCTAATCACCATGACCAACACAACAAACAGGGTTGCTAATATAGCTCTTGATGCAGCATCAGCCAGAATTATAAACTGGACGTCTACCACTCAAAATATATTTCGAATGAATGATGTTACTATTACTGCTTGTGATAAAGTTGCGCGTCTCGATTCGACCGGTGGTAACGGGATACTTCGATTTACAAATGTCAGTCCAGCATCAATCGCAACTGATGGGGTAGAGTTTATTGGTAATTTCCGGTCGTTTTACTGGAATGTGTCGGCGGTGGGTGTTGATGCAGGGTCTATGTTTAATCTAGGCACAGCAACGTTCGATTCATTTATTGCTGACACAATGATTATTACCCTAAATGGTTCTTCCAATCTGGTTTCTGGTCAAACTGGATCTGCAAATATCAACTCAGGTGGTAGTGGACTAGTAACCATTATGCGTATAGAGGGGGCAGGAACCCCTTTGTCTGGGGTTAGTGTGGATGATGCGCTATGGGAGTTTAGAAGCAATGATGATATTGCAGATACGCGGCCAGATGGCTTGCTGTCTATGCAAGGAAACGCAACTAATACGATCATTAGCGCGGCCGGAACGCCTGTCTTAATTGCTGGGGCTTGGGTTGAAGAGACTTCAAGTCAATTTTCTAGCACTGCTGCTGGGCGATTGACGTACGATGGCGGAAAAGATGCCAAGCTTCCAATTACTGGCTCTATATCTATTGAGCCAGTCAGTGGAACTAATATAAATGTATCGGCATACATTGCTATCAATGGAGTATTTGTTGCAAATTCAAAACGGGCAAGCACAGCTTCAAGCGGGCAGCCAACATCAATTACCGTTCCATGGCAAGATGCGTTATCTACGGGGGACTATGTTGAGCTGTTTGTGGCAAATGATGACAATACGACAAACCTTTTAGTGCCTTCGGCGATTTTTAGGATTAACTGATGCCTAATAGATACAGCAATCCGATACAGCTACCTATTGCAAACGGCTTTTATGAATCTGAGTCGCTAGCTATTTCGGCGCAGCAGTGTGTCAACTTTTACCCAAATATTGTGCAAACACAAGGGTTGTCTCAAGAGACCTTGTTTGGCACTCCTGGGTTAAACCAGCTAGCAACATCGGGGGATGTTCAGCAGATAAATAGAGGGAGTCACGTTAAAAGCGGAGTGCCTTATTTTGTCAATGGCACTTCTTTGTATATGCTAGAGCGATCCTTTGACTCTAACAATAATGAAAGCTTTGGTGTAGTTGAGTTAGGATCTGTATCTGGTACGGGGCGCGTATCGATGGCTGATAACGGTACTCAGCTAATGATACTTGTGCCAGGAGGCCCAGGTTATATTTATAACGAGGATGCAGGAACGCCTTTTCAACAAATAACAGATTCAGATTTTACAGCGAATGGCAATCCACAATATGTTGTGTTTTTGGATGGTTACTTTGTTATAACAACAGATGAGAAGAAGTTCATAGTATCCGCCCTTAATGACGGGCTTAGCTATAACGCTTTGGACTTCGGATCGGCAGAGGCTGATCCTGATGATATTGTTGCTCCTATCGTCCATAAGAATCAATTATTTATCGTTGGGTCTGAGACTACAGAGGTCTTTCAAAATATAGGCGGATCGGGGTTTCCGTTCCAAAGAGTTAACGGCTATGTAATAGATAAAGGGCTTTTTGCCCCATTTTCTATCGTGAAGGCTGATGGTACGTTTCTTATGATAGGCGGTGGTGTTAATGAATCGCCAGCGGTATGGATATTTACAGGAAATGGATTCTCTAAAATATCCACAACAGCAATAGATAATACACTACAGCGCTTTTCAGATAGCGACATATCCGGAGCCTTTGCATGGTCTTATGCTCAAAAAGGCGCTTATTTTATCGGCTTTACTGTTGGTAATATAACGCTTGTTTACGACATTGTTACCCAGAGATGGCACGAAAGATCATCATTAATCAATGAGCTAGACGGTAGGTTTCGTGTTAACTCGCTGGTTACTGGATATGGGCGCGTCCTTGTTGGTGATTCGCAGGACGGGCGTATAGGTGAGATGGATATAGACACGTTTACTGAGTATGGAGCCAATATAAAGCGGATTGCAGCAACGCCAAACTTCACAAGCGGATTAAATTCACTGACGGTATCATCTATTGAGCTTACGGTTGAATCTGGTGTTGGCAACTCAGAGCAGGCCGACCCAGTAGTAAGTATGGACATGTCTGATGATGGCGGCAAAACGTTTACTTATGAGCGCTCGCGAAAAATAGGCAAGATTGGAGAGTACGAGAAGCGAGCTGTTTGGAGGAAAAATGGCAGATTCCCAAGGTTTAGAGTTTTAAGATTCAAGCTTTCCGATCCTGTCAAACCTGTATTTATTCGTCTAGAGGCGTATGCGCGATGATAACACCGCCACAACCTACTGATTCAATAGTTGATCAACAAGGCGCTATGCAGCAGCGGTTTAGAACGTGGACTCAGCTTGTTAGCTTATTAGATGTGCTTGAAGGAAGTGGTAGCCCAGAAGGGGTGGTTGAGTCAGAGTCTCGACGGTTTTATATGGATACTGCTGGCACGTCAGGAGCAATACTATATATAAAAAGAGATGCTGACATAGGCGGGGATAGGAGTCTTGGGTGGGTGTTAGTTTAAAGCAAGTATTTGATATCGATCAAATCTTATCGATAATGACGCTACCAGAAGTCAAGAGTAAGGCGTTTTCAGGTAACGTGGATTTATTCACTCCTATTGTTAATAGTGAAAGTGGATGGTTTATAGGCATTAATAACGGGCAGCTTGTAGGGATAATAAACGCAATACAAATAAATCCAGTCACCATTGAGTTTCATCCTTATAGTATAAATAAATTAACATCGAGAGAGTTAATAAAATCTTTCTATGGTTATTTTCTAAAAACCCCAAGGGAAGTAAATAAGTTAATTTGCATGATCCCTGAATGCTTCCCTAAAACTGTTAACTTAGCTCTGCGTACCGGGTTTATAGATGAAGGCTATCTAAAAGAAAGCTATAATAGGGATAATAAATTATATGGCGTTCGCGTTTTCGGCATCACTAAGCAAGAAATAGAGGCATTTTTAAATGGGTAAAATAGTAAGCGGAATTTTTGGCGGAGATGATGCAGCCGGGGATGCGGCGGCAGTGCAGGCCAGAGCTGCGAGAGAAGCAACAGCTGAGCAGCGCAGACAATTTGATATAACGCAACAGAACTTGCAGCCATTTCTTGCAGCCGGGACGGGGGCTTTAGGGCAGGAGCAAGCGCTTCTAGGACTAGCAGGACAGGACGCTCAGCAGCAGGCTTTAGATAGCTTCTCATTACGCCCAGATCAGCAGTTTGTACAACAGCAGGGCGAGCAGGCATTGCTGAGGAATCAAGCAGCTATTGGCGGCCTTGGAGGCGGGAATGTTCGCCGCGAATTAACCCAGTTTGGGCAGGGTGTGGCATCGCAGGCATTAAGCGAGCAGCTAAACCGCCTTGCTTCGCTTAGAGGTGGCGGCCAAACAGCAACAACAAATCTAGGGCAGTTCGGTGCTCAAACGGCTTCGGCTATCGGGCAAAATATACAGCAAGCAGGCGCTGCTCAAGCCTCTGGCATACTTGGTGCGCAGCAGGCAAAGGCGGATCAAATGAATAATTTGATAGGCTTAGGCTCTATGTTTTTCTCCGATAAGCGGCTTAAAAAGAATTTGGTTAAGATTGGCGAGCTTGCATCTGGCCTTGCTTGGTATGTTTGGGAGTGGACAGAGGAAGGGAAAGAGCTAACCGGCATGATTGGCGGTGAGGGGGTTATTGCTCAAGAGGCGAAAGAATTATTTCCTGACGCTGTAAAGGAATGTGGCGGCTACCTAAAAGTAAATTATGCGGAGATTGGTTAAATGGCATTAGTTACGGCAGCACAGTTTCCGGGGCTTACATCGAATGTTTTAGGCGCTGTAGCTCAAGGACAGCAAGTTAGGGCAGGCGAGCAAGCAATTGACATACAGCGTCAAAAAATGGATATGGCGCTACAGCAAGCGGAAAGAGATAAGCAGGCCAATGCTCTAGCGCAGGCGGCGCTGGGCATTCCGGGCGCGCAAGGGGTTGCTGGTGGCGGACAAGTTCCTCAGTCTCAGGCGCTTTTGCAATTGGCGGCAACAAATCCAGAAAGGTTTGATGCGGTTAATGATGCCTTGGGGATTTTTAGCGATCAGCAAAAACAAGAAGCTGCTGATTTTTCTTTCGATCTGCAAAACACTCCTTTTAATTTAAGGCCTGCGAAGATTCAGCAAAGAGTTAATGCGCTTCAAGGACAAGGTAGAGACCCGTCTCACACCTTGGAGTTATTAGATATGGATGAGCAGTCACAGAACGCAGCTTTAAGAGCTGTTGAGATTGCCGCGCTACCTGCTGAGAAACGGGTTGAGCTAATGGCCGGGCCTGAATTAACAACTCTACAGAAAAATATAGCGGCAGCAGGATTTGAGCCGGGTACGCAGGAGTTCCAAAATGAATTGCTCAAATCGTTAAGGAAGCCAACCGGAACAACCGTAGAGGTTGGTCTTGGCGGCGTTCCATTAACTCCAGAGGCACAAATAGAATTAGCGGCCGCCACTAAATCAGCAGAGAAAGAAGCGGAGTCTAGAGCTAAAAGCAGATCTGATAGAGAGTCAGCCGATATAGAATCAGGATCTGAAGCGGCAAGGGTTATTCCTGTATTTAACCGTAGTTTAGAGCTTTTGAATGAGGTCAAAACAGGCGGTATTGCTGGTGCAGCTCTTAAGGCCAAGCAATTCCTTGGGGTTGAGTCTGCCAGTGAGGGCGAACTAATAAACGCACTAAATCAGCAGGTGTTAATGCAGCTTAAGCCTATATTTGGCGCTCAATTTACTAAAGCTGAGGGCGACTGGCTGAAAGCAATTGAGGCAAGCGAAGGCAAATCCACAGAAGCGAACAGGCGATTACTAGAGCGCGGGCTATCACTGGCTAAAAAGCGCGTAGAGATTGGTATTAAAGCAGCGACTGCTGCCAAAGATTTTAGGGCGGCGAAAGAAATGCAGGACTTTATAGATTTTGACTTAGATGTTACCAATAAGGATTCTAAGAAAAAAACCGATGAAGAGTTAGCGAAAAGCTTGGGGCTTTAATTATGAGCAGAGAGCAGGATTTAATTGAGGCAAATAGGCGCGGACTTCTTACCGGAAAAGTAAAAGCTGATTTTGATGCGGCGGTTGAAAGAGGGCTGATTAGACTCCCATCAACTCAAGCGGAAGGGATTGACGTTAACCTAATGCGCGGCGATTCTCCGGGGCAGCAGGCAGCCAGAGGCTCAGCGCCATTTACAGCAAAATCTATAGCAGAACCTGCTGCCGCAATAGTTACCGGCGCTATAGCTGAGCCTATAGCGGGTGTTGCTGGGCTTGCGCAATCTTTAAATCCATTTGCGAAAGAAGGGGCTGGCGCTCAGACCGTTGAAGACATAAAGGAGGAGCTAACGTTCCAGCCAAGGTCAGTTTCCGGACAGGAGGCGTTAACAGCTGTTGCGGAGACTGTCGGTGTTGTAGCTGATCCTATAACTAAGGCGGTAGATACAGTTGCGGACTTTGCTTTAGAGGTTACCGATAGCCCGCTAGTTGCTACAGGTGTTAAGGTTGCGCCAGCGGCGGCAATGGAGTTGTTAGGGCTTGGTGCTTTGCGAAAGGTTAAGGCGGGGACGCGACTTAAAACCCCAGACGGACTGCCAACTAAGGCTTTAAGGAAGGAGTTAAATAAGCAGGGGCTTGTTTATGAGAATCTTAAGCCAGAGATCCAGTCATCTATACCTGCTATCGCTGATAAGCGACTAATCCCAGGTGGTAATGAGGCAAAAGGAGCGGCTGAGGCAGCGCTTGTTGACCAAATAAAGCTAGGCGGGACAGATGACTCTCTAGCTGCGCTTAAAGTGAAGGGTGATAGAGTTGTAAATGATATTGAGGCGGCTGAAGCAATTAGACAAGGTTTTGACCCTGGATCGGTTCAGGCCATAAAAGGAACTACACCAGAAACGCGCCAATCAATGAAAAAGATGCTAGATATAACTAGGCGGATCCATTCAAATAGGCGAGTAGGTCTTGATATTCGTCCTACTTCGGTGGTTGGAGAGTCGCTAGGGAAGCGTATAAGTTTTCTTAGAGACGATGCAAATCGTGCTCGCTTAGAATTGAACCAAATAGCAGACTCGCAATTAAAGGGAGCAAAGCTTGACTCAGCACCAATTGTCAGCAAGCTCGAAGAATCTTTAAGCAAGCTTGATGTAGATTTGATATCGGACAATGGTGTACCAAAGCCTGTTTTTGAAGGCTCTTTAATATCTAAAGATAGAACATCTCAGAGAGTTATAAAAGATTTAATAGGCTTAATGTCTGAAGGTGGGACACCTGATGCACTAAGGTTTCACAAACTAAAACGCCAGCTGGACACCTTGATAGATTTTAACAAGAAATCAGCTTCAGGATTAACCGATGCAGGTAAAGGGGTTTTAAAAGATATAAGGGTAGAGCTTAATAATTCGCTGCGCGCATCAAATCCCGAGTATGCGGCAGTTAATGATAGATTATCTTCATCTCTTGGAGCGCTTGATGATTTTCAAAAAGTTAGTGGATCAAGTATTGATATATTTGGCCCGAAAAGCGCAGAGGCTATAGGTCAGGATCTTCGGGGGCTAATGAGCAATCGAAAATCCAGGGTAAGGCTTGAGAATTCAATAGACGGGATAGAAAAGGCGGCTTCTGATATCGGTGGTGAATTTTCAGATAACATTAAGGATTTAGTTTTGTTTAGCAATACTCTAGATGATAGGTTTGGAGCTGTAGCAAGAACATCACTTAAAGGGGAGATAGAATCTGCTGTCAACAGAGCAGGAACGCAAGGTGTCAAGGCTACCGCTCTAGATGCTGTGGTTGGAAAAGTTGCAGAGGGCGCTGACAAGCTTAGGGGCGTAAATGATTTTAATGCTTTTGAATCAATGACTGAATTATTAGATAGGACAGAATAATGGCTCGTATAATCCAAGCTTTCACGCAGTTTTTTGACAATGCAGGCGATCCGCTTGTTAATGGCAAATTAAAATTTCTTGAGTCAGGAACAAATAACACTGATAAAAACACGTTTGCTGATTCAGCAATGGTTATTCCTAATTCCAACCCTGTCCGTTTGGATGGATCAGGGAGGTGCCCTAATGTATTTGGTTCTGGTGTGTACAACGTTATCTCTTTTACTTCAGATGATGTCCAGATCCAGCAGTTTGACCCGGTTGGTGCAAATACTGGAACAGGCGCATTTGACTCATGGGCGGCAACAAACGTCTATTCAGAGGGTGATATTGTTCAGGGTGATAATGGGGAGTATTACCGCTCCTTAACAAATAATAACCAAAACAACAACCCAACCTCTTCAGTCTCTAACTGGCAGCAACTTTATCTTGGGTCAATATATAACGCCAATGTATCCTATGGCCTAGGTGATAGTGCTTATGCATCTAACGGGATTCTTTATTATTCACTTGCTGACTTAAATGTAGGGAATAATCCAGCAACATCCGCTGTTAAATGGATTCCTGGTAACTCGTCCTTTTATGCTGTTGCAGGCGGAACAGTTGACGCTATAACTGCTGACTTTCCAATAGATGTTGCATTTTCAGACGGCGTGCAGGTGGTCGTAGAGGCTAGCGGTGCAAACACTATAACAAATCCTACGATTAGTGTAGATGGCGGAGCAGCCAGGGAGATAGTTAAACTTGGTAATCAGCCGCTAGATGTAGGCGATATTTTTGGGGCAGGCCAACAGCTAATTCTTCAAGCTAATGCTGCAAATGATAATTGGGAGCTGCTGAATGTGGCGCCAACATTCACTCCTATAGGTGTAGGTATAAATCAGTCGTGGCAAAATTTAATAGGAAGCAGGGCTTTCGGTGTAACGTATACCAATACAACTGGCTCACCTATCGAGGTGGCAGTTGCTGGGACTTTAGGATTGAATAGCGTATTCACTGTTATTATTGGCGGCGTTACCGTTACATACGGTGGTGTATTCTCTAATGGTGCGTGGGGAGGTACATTTATCGTTCCTGATCAAACAACTTATAACGTGCCTGCTTATGGAGCATTATCAACCTGGGATGAGTTACGATGAGATATTTTAAGCACGACAATAAGATTATGGCTTTTGATGAGAGTCAGGAGCACTTGATCACTGATGATATGATTGAGCTAACCGCCGCTGAACTTAATGCTGTGCTTAACCCGCCGGTACAGGTTAACCACAAGCTTGTCGGCGTAGAGTTTAACGGAGTTATGTGCTCAGCCACTAAAGAGGATATGTGGGGCCTCAACGCAATCAAGGAATGGGTGGTTGCAGGTAATGATGTTAACTTTGAGTTTGATAATGGAAACGTACTGACGCTAACCAAAGACAACTACTCAGCATTTGAGGCTGTATGGGTTCCATTTAGAGCGGGGTTCTTTTGATGAAAATAATCGTAGATCGCGTTAAGTCAGACAATGACGCCTCCCTGTCTTTTGTTTACATTGATGGCGAGTTTGAGTGTTTCGGGCTTGAGGATGAATACCGAGAAAACAAGGTAGCGGGTGAGACTAGAATTCCCGCTGGCGTTTACCAGGTAAATCTCCGTAAGGCTGGCGGATTTCACCAGCGATACATGAAAAAGTTCTCACAGTTTCATGCTGGCATGCTTCATGTCGAAGACGTTCCTGGCTTTGAGTACATACTCATCCATATAGGCAATACGGACTCCGATACGGCAGGCTGCTTACTTCTAGGTAAGAACGCCAATACCACAGGTGAATTAAGTGTAGGCAACTCCACAGGAGCTTACAGGGATTTCTACCAGAAAGTAGTTGCCGCGGCCAATGATGGTAATCTGTTAATTGAATACAGAGATCTTGACCGGTGATCCATAAAGACCACACTGGCAAAACATCGACAATGCGGGTGGCGCTGATAACCGCCTGCATTCTATCTGCTATTATGGGAGTAGGTGGAACTGTTGCGGTGTTTTATGAGCTACCTGGTGCGAATGCTCTTATACTTGGATCTACTGGCATTCTTTCTACGCTTGGTATTGCGAAAAGCTGGCAGTCTGGGAGAGAAAAGAATGATTAATAAATACCTAATAGGCGGCGTTGCTGCCTTGGCTGTAGTTGGCGGTGCGTGGTATCACGGCTACTCATACGGCTACGATAAGGCAGTTATTGATAATCGTGAGGCCCAAGCGGAGCAATTAGAAGTCGATGCGGATAATGCAGATGCTCTAGGCGATGCAACCACTAAACGAGAAGCCGAAGTCAAAGAAAGGATTAAATATGTTTACCGTGTGCAAGATTCTACTGGCTGCCTTAAGTCTGACGCTCCTGACGGGGTGTACAACTTGGTTCGTTAGAGATATAGATCCTCGCTTAACTAAAGACTGCAATAGCCCTCAGATAGCTGGCAAGACGTTTGAGGATATAGTTGTGCAATCAATAGAAAGGAAAGAGGCTATTTTAGAATGTACTTGCAGGATGCGAGCGATTCGCGGTGATGATCTTGGCGAGGAATGCCTTGCTACTTCAGAGTAACCGCGCTATATTCAATCTATCAATCCCTCTCTCACTCGGTTGATACCCCTTAGCCCCTCAAGTTATCGAGGGGCTTTTTTATGCCTACTTAAAACTTTCTAGCGCGTTCTGCGCTGCAATCTTCTCGCCTGCATGGTAAGCGATTTTAGACTTAATCTTCTCTAGCTTGTCGCCTGAAGCATTGCTCTTTTGTTCGCGCAGATCCTTAAGTGTTTGCGTTTCTTCTGACAATCGCTTTTCCCAGAACTTTTTTAGCATTCTTCCTCCTGTTGTTTAGCGTAGACTCTTCGCCATCTTTAACGGGCCATTTGATATACACTGAACAGTCGACGCATAGCTTTTCATTTGTCGATCTAAGTTTAATCTTAATAGATGAATCGCACGAGCATATTTTCATTTGCTAAACACAAAGTGATCCAGCCCTGAAAGAATAGCCCACGCCATAAAAAACATAATACACCCTGCTAGGAGGATATTTACTATGTTATCGTGGGCATCATACCCAATCATATTAACTATCTTCATTGGCAGAAAGTGAACCACTAAAGATAGCGCACCAAATGCACACCACGCAAACCAAAGCAATTCAAGTAACATATCGTAGTTAGTCATTACAAAGCCACTCCGTAAACTCTAAAGCTATTGAGTATAAAATTATTATTAGGTAGCAGGTGTAGATTGTCATTCTGGATCGTCTGGAAGCGGCATCCAGTGCGTGACATCTCCC